CTCAGCCTTCAAATTTACAAAGCTTACAAATGGGCATATTGTCGGTATATATGATTACAATGATCTCTATGAGGAGCTTGAAGAGTTTGAAGAGCTTAATAAAAATATAAGAAAGCAACCAGAGGCTGCTGCCCAGCCTGAACCAGTAAAAACAATCGGACACTTTGGCGTGTATATAGATGGAGTTGTTAATTGCACAGCCTGTGGGAGCGATGGGGAGCGATGAAGAACAGTTCAAATGTTCTAACTATAGACAAAGAACAAATGGTTTTGGATGTTCATTTCTATTTAATCTAAAAGACTGCATGTCAATAGATGTGCAGCAGCAGATAAGGGATAAAAACTAATGAGATTTAACGATTTTGGATATAGCTTACCAGTGGTAAGTGGGCTTGTAAAAGGTGAAGATGTTTCAGGCGTTAATTATGTTTTTGTAGCATCAGACGTTAAGCCTGTAAAAATAAGTTCTGTTATAACTCCTGGTTATAATGAGGAAACATGGTTTATTATTAATGACGGTCACAAAATGAAAGTAAGTGTCACAAGAAAAACTATTGATAAAAAGACTTATAAATATGACTGGACAGCAGAGGGGTATAATGGACGTTAATCAATTAGAATATAAAAAAGTAGGCCAGTATATAGAAGAAAACAATATCACAAACCTACCACGAACAAGGTCGGTAATAGGCAGAGCATGTGCTATGATCTCTAACAGGAGAGGAGTTAGCGTTCATAGACCAATGGTAGGCAGTAGGGTTGCATCGTACAGGGAAGACATCATTGAGTTTGTTTTCAACAAATATAAATTCAGATATTATGGAGAAAAGTAATGATTAAAGCAAAAAATATACCCGATGCATGTTTTCAGGCATGGTATGAAATAATTAGAAACGGTCGTAGATTTAAAATTGACTCTGGGTCATTTGCTGGCCAGGTAAGAATTGAGGTTGATTTTCTACACATACATATTATAGAGCCAGAGCATGGGTCAGGCACACAAGATATAATACCAGCTATGCCTGAGAGTTCGTCATTAGTACCTCCAGTGACACTTGATTATCTCTATGGTAATGGTATGTATGCTTACTGTCTTATCGATGATGAGAAGCACGAGAACGAGGCTTACACTTATGGCTACAGGTTAAGACATCCCATAGATCAGATAAGTAGTATAATTAATATCCTTAGAGAGACACCACGAACAAATCAGATGGTGCTTAGATTCTCCAGGCCAGAAGATTTAAAATTAACTGACCCTCCATGTTTGAATAGTATTTTTTGCAGGGTGCAAGACAATAAACTTGACTTCCATATATATTTTAGGAGTAATGATATGTGGTCTGGGTTTCCTGCGAATATGGTAGCTATAGAGTTTTTACAAAAAACAATGGCTATGGAGATTGGAATAGAACAAGGATGCTTTCATTATTTTTGTTCTGGAGCGCACATTTATGATTACGCTGAAAGTATTGTCGCCCAAAGAATAGGTGGAGTATAGTAATATGGAAAATTGCTTAAAATGTAAACACGCTGAATGGCGCAAAACAAAAAATGGACGCTTGCATCCAAGTGGGGACGGGCGTTGCACTTATCCATATAAAATTCCAGAATTACCAGCAGCCAAATATTGGTTTTCTACGATTCCATCTCCACATGGGGGACATATCAATAGAAGAGAGGAATTAATAAGTTATTGTGCTTACTATATAGAGTAAACAAAAGAGAGGATTATGCGGATTATGATACAGAAAAAAGAATTACTAAAATATAAATTAGAAAAAGATTTTAGAAAGGCCAGCGCAAAATACTTAAAGTCCAGGGAAGATGTGTATGCCTTTAAGATTCATGGTAGTGGATGGGGAGTCTCTGGAATATCAGATGTTATTGGAGTTAAACGAACACCTGTGATTGATCTTGTGGCTAAAGGGGTTAAAGAAATTGGAGTGTTTATAGCCATAGAGGAAAAAGCAGAAAAAGGGAAGCCCTCACCAAAACAAATAACATTTATTGAAAAAATAAAAAGCATGGCAGGTTTAGCAGGTGTTACATATTGTATAAAAGACATTGAGAATATTCTTGATATGTGATAATATTTGATTTGTAGTTAGTATTTCTATCTACAGATCATGAAAGGAGGTTGAATGAAAGCATTAGACTATTATCACAAAGGATTAAATGTTGTCCCTATACGGAGGTATGACCACCCAAATAAAGCAGGGGCAACAAAAGTACCATATATAAAATGGAAAAGATTTACTACAGAAAGACAGACAGAACAAGAAGTAGTAGATGCATTCGAAAAGTTTCCCAAGGCCAGGTTTGGTGCTATATGTGGCGCTGTCTCTGGTATTGCGATTATAGATGTAGATTCCGCGGAGGGGTTAAGGATTTTTTTAAGCAAAACAGATAATATATCAAAAATTGTAACAACTACTGGTAAAGGGTATCATTTTTGGTACAAACATCCAGGTAAAAAAATACTGTCTAAAAGAATATATAAAGATATAGATGTTAAATCTGATGGAGGTACGATAATGTTACCGCCATCAGAGTATAACGCAGATACAAATTATAGCTGGAAGGATGAAGACAATACATTTTTTAATACTGATTTGCCAGACTTCCCGATGGATATTATATCAGACGTAGAAGAGGAGCGAATATCAAGAGTATCGGTATTTAAAAGGGGTTGTGAAAAGGGAGAGCGTAATGAAGGAGCAGCTGTAATGGCTGGTGATTTTCTTAGGAAAATACCTAACGAAAAGAAAGCTCTGAAAGCTCTGTTTAGATGGAACGATAAAAATGATCCACCATTAGGTGATATTGAAATTGAGGCTGTATTTAATTCAATAGCCAAAAAAGAACGTGGACAGATTACAAGTGAAAAATTAAAGAAAGAAAGGGACACATTCAAGAGAGATAAAGAAGAGATGGGCGGGGATATAGATTTAATATCTGAGTCATTAGGGATTGATCTTAGCTGTGTGTATATAAGAAAACCAATAAAGGGTGAAATTATTCTGGTCTTAGAAACGCAAAGAGGAGCGGCCGTTCAGACAAAACCCTCTGTTGTGCTGGATTCTGTAAAACTAAGGAGTGTAATAGCTGATTTTACTGGTGTAACAATTTATAAGATAACAAAAAAATTCTTTGATCCGATTGCTCAGAGTTTAATAGACCTTGCGAACAAAGACATTAGGCCATTGGATTACAGGCACAGCGAACTTAGAAAGTACATTAATATCTTTGAAGAGGTGGCTGAAAATAAAGACCTATATAACAGGGAAGACTTATTAATTTATGAGCCATGTATAAAAGATGAGGTTATTTATTTTCCTACTAAATGGATGGCAGCCGAGTTAAAGAAAATTGGCGATAACCAGACAAAAATGGAGCAGCTTATGACAGACTTGATTAACATGGAATGCAAAGAGACTGTCTACCAGACTGAGAGTTCTGGAAGGGTTAAGGTCTGGTCAGTAGATATAACTGAACTAATAAAAAAAGGAATGAGATATGACAACTCCAGCACCACCAGAGGATAAAATATCCAATAAAGAAGGCATTGTATCTCCAGCATGGGTATTGTGGTTTTTGCAAGTCAGAAGAAAAATAGATGAGGTTATACAGGAAGAGTCAACACATACAACCTCTGACGGTACAAGCCACTCTCACGTTGTTTTAAATGATGCCCATAGAATAAGTGACGGTTCGGATCATTCGCTGGTAACAGATAACCAGACAGATATTGCAGCACTCCAGGCCAGCGAAGGTGCTAACACTAACGCCATAACATTAAACACTAATCACAGACTGGGCGGAGGGGCTGATCATGCTGGAGTGTCACAAAACACTGCAAACATTGAGGCTTTAATGGCTAACACTCAGGTGGTTGATGTGCTGCTTGGTGAAAATATGTCCAAGGGTGAGCTGTTTTACTTTGATATGCCAGTAGCAACAGTCAAGGGTTATCAGTTTGATATATCTGCAATGGATTATAAATATTGTTGTGGTATATTAACTGATGATGGAGTTACAGATGATTATGTAACCGGCATATTGTTTGGCGGTTGTTTTTACTGGGAAGAAGAAATTGGAGACCTTACTCCACAAGATGTCTTATATCTACAGGCAGATAATACAATCAGCACTGTAGAGACTGATTATTTTGTAGGTATTATTATTGAAGAAGGATTAATACATCTAAACAAAAACAGAGGGGATGAATTAGAATTAATAAACGTAAATATAGATGATATAGCCGATAATGTAGACGATATAAATACTCTTGGAGGTTTTGTAAATACTAATACAACTGATATAGCCACAAACGCAGATGATATAGATGACCTTGAGGCTGATGTGGCTGTTATTAATGACGTTATCCCTTATAGAGAGTTTACACTTGGAGAGAATATATCAGCAGGCAAACTGGTTTATACGTATGACGATAGCGGAACACCAAAAATAAAAGAATGTATAGACCAGGGAGATCTTAAATCTCATTATGGTGATGCCGGAGACCATGACATATGCGTAATAAATGAAAGCTTAATATGTACTGTTTTTGCTGATGAAGATAATGGTTATCGTGGAACAGTTATTCTATCTACTATCGCCGAAGGAAATTTAATAGAGAATGGAACGGCATATCAGTTTACAACTAATGTGCCTACAGATATGGCTATAGAGCGTGTCTCCGAGGACACAATATTTATCAAGTATAAAAACAACCAAAATATATTAGGTGTTGCAGCCACAATCTCTGGCGACACATTTACATTTGGAAATACAGTTACATTTAATGCAGCTCCCTGTCTTTATTCTGATTTAGTTAAGATTAATGAAGACGTGTGTGTTGCTGGGTTCGTAGAAGGAACAAGTCTTAAAGTTAGACCAGTGACAATCTCTGGTAGCACATCCACTCTCGGATATGTTAATAATTTCCAATCATTTTCTGCATGGACAATGAAATTAGCCGAGACAGGATTTAATGATGAGTTTGTTTTTTTTTATGGGCATTCGGCTGAATGCTATGCAAGGGTAGGAACAGTTACAAGCACAGGGGCTACAGCTCAAATTTCTATGGGAGCAGGAGCGGCAATTATTACCGCAAGAATAGCTATTTACGATGCTGTTAATATAGCCAGAAAAAGAATAGTATTAATAGTTCAAAATGTAACAGCATCAAACTATGGGCAAACAATAGTTTGTGATGTCGGAACTACAGTTACAAGCGGTAGCCCTAATTTTTTTTATTATGGTGGATTTACTGGAGCGTCTGGATGCAAGAGCGCTCTCGATGGAAACTTTTTTGTAAACTATTCTTATTCTGGTGGTTCTGCAATTGTAGAGGCTATTGCTATAGGAGATTTTACAGAAATTCGCGCTCCTTTAGAATATGAAGCACAAGCATATCTATCCCTTAAAAGTGTCAGGCTTTGTGGTTATAAATATGTTGTGGGGTTTATAACCACGCCTACTGCCTACTTATTTGTTTATGATGATGGTAATACCACAAACGGAAATATGGCAATTGGTATATTAAATGAGACTGGTACAACTGGACAATCAAAACCTGTAGCCATGGACGGCTCTGTTACTGATAGTTTATCCAGTTTAGAAATTGGTAAAAAATATTATTATGACGAAGATTTAAGTATTGCTTTGACAAAAACAAATCTTATGGTAGGAATAGCAATTTCAACAACAGAGTTGTTACTAATTAGAAAATAAGGAGAATATAATGGATAGAAATATAATAGACATATTGGAAAAGATAGAAACAAACAAAAATGACATAGATACAAATAAAAATGATATAATTGTATTTGTAGATGATCTTAGTATAAATGCAGATAATATATCTACAAATGCAGATAACATAGAAACAAACATAGATGCTATTGCCACAAACAAAAAAGATATTGCGAATATAAAGAAAAAATTAGCAGAGATTATAAAGCTTATTGCTAATTAGAAAATAAACTGATATAATTATTGTAAAATAAGGGAAAGACAATGAGTAAAAGAATATTAGAAGAAATAACAAGAAGAAATATAGACAATTCAAATGATGTGTTTTGTCTTGAATGTGGCAATAGAGATCAATATACATGTCAAAAGCATATTGTATTTGAAAAAGCTCCAATTAGCTATACTTTTACATATATAAGTTGTTTAATTAAAAATAAAAATAACGATTGCCCAGATTTTACAACAGAAATAAAAGTTTATCCATTGTCTGAATTAATTATCACAGAAGAAAAAAATTTAAATAATGGAGGGTAAAATGTCAGCTTCATATAGTGTTAAATCATTTGACAAGTTAACACTCGCTGGTTTAATATTAACAAGTATTATTATGCTTGGTGGTAGTATAACCACAATATATTCAGTCCTCAACAAAAAGATGGACAAGCAAGATGTCTATCGAATGGAAGAAAAAATAGAAAGAATTGTAGAGAGCCGCCACCAATCGGTTATGATAGCGATAGAACAGGTAAGGACAGAACAAGAACTAATAAGATTAATTTTAACAGACACAAAGTAAAGCTGAGTGCTCGAAGATGAGCGCAGCGAAGGAGGCAAAATGGTTTATTGGATAGGTAATATAGAAAACTGGTATCCACAAATTGAAGCTATGTTAAAAGCATTATATGGATGGTAAAATATGATAGATATTTTATGTAACATAGGGATTATATATATTATATTTGTAATTCTTGATTTTTCAATAGATGGTATTAAAAAACTTTTTAAAAAAATAAAGGATAGATAAAATGGAATGGTTGTTTAATCATGCAGGGATAGTTCTTGCTGGCTTAATGTTCGCGGAAAAGATTGTCTTAGTAAGTAAGAGCAAACACAATGATATTATCGTTGCTGCCATTAAAGTATTTTCAAAATTTTTAGCCAAAAAAGGAAAATAATATGGCAAAAAAAATAAGGCGGCCAGCAGATGTATTAGCTGGCAAAGGGAGTTTGTCTGATAAATTAAAGAAACAAAGAAAGAAAAAGAAAAGTATGATAGATTCTTTCTTTTCAGATAAACCAACACCAAAAAAGAAGAAAGGTAAATAGTGAAAATTCCATTTGTTGGTGGCACATCAGACGCTCTGTCACCAGCAGATGATATACAAGAGTGTCGTAATTTTAAAGTAGAAATTGATAATCAAGGGGCAGAACCAAAGAGGGTTTTAATTCCAGTTGAAGGGTTGAAGCCACATAAAAGATTCGCTCCTACAGATTGGTTAATGTCACAGGGTGGGGGATCATATTTCAGCCCATCAGATTATGACAATGTGAGGGTATATTAATGGCAGATATAGATTGGCCTTTTACTGGTGAATATTTTGATTCAATGTTTTTATCTAATGGAACTAAAGGAGTTTTTTATCAAGCCGCAGCACCTACATACTGGAGCATTGTCGGTTCTGTAGGTGACAGATTCCTTGGTATATCTGATCCGTCAGCATCCGGAGGTTATAGTGATGGCGACCCAGGAACACTGAGAGGCACAAGGTATAGCATTGCCCATCAGCACTCTACTGGAAGCCATTATTTAACAACAGCTCAAATACCAGCTCATAGCCATACAGTAACCAGAGACACAGGTGGTAATGGAACATATGATGTGTATTGGATGAATACTAACTATGGCCATATTATTATGCTTGACGATGTCCCTACCCAATCAACCGGTAGTAATGACTCTCATAATCATGGCTATCTTACAGACTCAAGTTCATTAGATATGGACTCAACATGGTATCCTAAAGTTATTGTAAGTATTATATGTAATAAGGACGGATAAGATGGGAGAATCAATACATACAAGTAATACATTAATAAAGTCAGTATGGAGTCCAGGAACAACAATTATTTTATATCAATTAGCCGCCCCTGATAACTGGACAATAGTAGCAGGGCATGGAGACACACTCGTAGGGCTAAGGGATTCTACAACTGGTTATGATTCAGAAGAGACATCAGGATCGGATGCTGGTACATGGACTATCGATGACCACATACATACAACAGCCGCTCACGCCCTGACTCTTGCTGAAATGCCGACCCATACACATGTTTATTTTATTGGAAAAAAACAAGTAGGGCTTGGAGGTCATCCATTTTATAACTACAAATATTATAATATAGATAGCTGGAATCAAGATTATCCTACAACAGAGGCTGGAGGAGGGCAAGAACATGAGCATGGAGTATCTGGGGATGATGGGTATACAGCAAGTTGGAGGCCAGCAGCAGCAGTATCAGCACTATTTAAAAAGGATATACCATAATGGCTGAATACATATTAACACATTCAGATGTAGAAATTGACCATAGCGTTCTTGATGATGGCACACAAATGATATTTTACCAAGCAGCAGCACCTACATACTGGGTAGTAATCGAAAGCGTAGGCGATCATCTTGTGGCTATCTCAGATACAGTTAATAAATACAGAGGTTATGATGGAGGTAGTATTGTAAGTGTTGAAGTTATTAACACTCATACTCATACCATGGCGGGATGGCAGTTAACAATAGCTGAACTACCATCTCATACACATCTTTACCCTTGTAGATATTTAGAAAATACGGATTATCCAGCAGAATGGGGCAAAGATTCAGGTGGTATGCCAACAACAGAGACTGATCCAGAGACTGGAGAGTCTGGTGAAGACAACACACATACTCACGGAGTAGGTAATTCACAAGCATTAACAACATGGAGGCCACAAGCATTAATTAGTGTGGTTTGCACAAAAACAACATAGGAGGATAAAGTGTCAGCAACAAATCAAGCTAAACCAGTTTGTTTTACAGAAACCGAGATGGCATTAGATTTAAACAAACATATAAAACGGCATATTAAGTTAGCACGGATTGCCCTTGCTAACGAAATTGACAAAGTAGTTGACAGAGCAGCCCTTGATCTTTATGTCAAGTCTTTAAAAAAAAACAACATATGAGGATAAAATGAAGAGTTTACACACATTATTTCAAGAAATGGGAACAGTAGACGACTTAGAATTTCATGCAGAAGAAGGTCATTATAGAGTAACATTTACAAAGAATCAAACAAATTATCAGATAGACGATGTTACAATAGATGGACTAATTACAAGGCTTGAGGGATATCTTAAACCAGAAATAGGATCAAGCGATCTATCTCTTGCAGATATAGAAGCTGATATAACAGCCACAGAGTGTAGTTATTCTGTAAAAGTAAATGTAAACACTGATAATATTACATGGACAAGAACAAAGAAAGTGATAGATGGGGGAAAATTATAATGAGTATAGATGCTACATGTTTTAAAGGATGTATGTTTTACAAGAAAAAAGATAAATGCCCATTTAGAGTTAAGACTTCTTGGATTGAAGAAAAAAGCAACCAAACGAAAACAGTATGGGACTGTGCGCCAAAACGATCGTTGCTACTTCAATTAAATTGGGATCAAAGATTAATGGGTGTTCAGCAGACAGCAGAACAAAATAGAAACGTAACTCACAAACTTGTTTCCATTTTGGGAACACTTGTTAAAGGTGAAAGCATAAAAGAACTGGAGGAATAATGCAAAGAAATAATATAAAGGAGGGTTATGCTCAAAGATAAAGAGGCAACTAAATTATGGATACATTCAGGATTTTTATTTTCAAGTTCTACAACTCAGGAAAATATTGCAAGTTTATATAACAGGCCGGACAGTAATCATTATTATAAAGTTAGAAACGTTGAATTTTTTAATTATGTCCCGAGAAATTTAGACCCTGCGATCTATATGACTAAAATAGCCGATGGCGAATTTGACTCTGGAGCCTGGCCATTTCCTATGAGGCTAATGGCTCATTGGCAAAGCGAAAACCCAGAAATAATTTTCTATTGGAAAAATGCACATAACTTTTTAAGTTATTATGGTATTAATGGATGGTTTATGCAACAGTATTTATTTAAAGATACCACTTCTTATGCCGAAGATTTCATCATAGAACCAGGTTGTGCTTTAAGTTTTGCTGGAGCGTCTCAGGCTGGGCAGGATTTTCTTGTAACAGTAAAAATTATAGTAGAGGAGTTAGTTTGATGGCTAAAGTCAGAGCATTATGGGGTACGCCAGAGTTTGTTTATATTGTGCATGGGGCTTACCTTTATAAAATGGATACCAGTGACAATATTACCTACCTTGGTGCGTTAGATAGCACAACAACACCAGTTAAAGTTAGAAGCAATGGCAACCAACTGATGCTTGTTGATGGTACTGATGGGTATATATTTAAGTTTTCAGATAGTTCATGGGGGAAGATATCTGATCCAGACTTTCCAGGAGCATCCGATCTTACTTATATTGATGGGTTCTTTGTTATAAGCAAGCCTGACTCCGACCTACTGTACTGCTCTGGTCTATATGATGGTTCTACATGGGATGCATTAGACTTTGCAGAGGCAGAAGCAGCCCCAGATAATATCGTAGGGGTTGAAGCTGTTAACAGTCAGTTATTAGTAGCTGGGAAACAAACCATACAGAAATATTATAACGCAGCAGGGGCTTATTTTCCATTTAGTCCTATTGATGGTGGAGTTATAGAGTCTGGAGTTGTATCAAGAAGTTCGCTTGTGGTTATTAATAATAATCTCGTTTGGCTTACACCAGAAGGCGACATAGTTACCACAGATGGATATTCAGCTAAGCCAATATCAACACAACAGATTGCTTATCAGATATCGACTTATTCAGTAACAGATAGAGAGTCAGCTGTGGCACTTGGTTACAGCCAGAACGGTCATACATATTATGTGATAACATTTGCCACAGCAAATAAAACCTGGGCATATGACTTTTCTACTGGTTACTGGCATCAACGGGCATCATACCCAGATAATAGCAGATGGAGAGGTAATGCTTACACACACTTTAACGGAAAACACCTCATAGGCGATTATGAACTTGGAAATGTATATGAGTTAGATACTGATACTTATACTGATAATTTCCATAGTGTTGAGAGGGTAAGAGTTACACAAGGAATAGATAAAGATCAGAAGTTTGTTAAACATAAAAAATTAAATCTTGATATGGAGATGGGTACAGGGTTTATCCCTGATGACTCTGGTAGCTACCCACCAGAAGTCGCAGCTTACGACTCAGGGGTAACTTACAAAACTGGTCATTGTTGTACCTATGATAGTAAATATTATGTCTCATATACCTCTGAGGACAACACAGGGCATACGCCACCAGATACTGATTGGTGGGATGAGGTTGAGTCTGATTTATGGACTTGCTCTGATCCACAAGTTATGATATCATGGACAGACGATATTGGTAATACATACTCTACTGAAAGAACAGCAAGTATAGGGACAGACCCTACATTAAAAAAAAGGATATCAATGAGGAATTTCGGTAGAGCCAGAAACAGAAACTATCAACTAAGAACCGTAGCTCCAGTAAAAGTAGTTGTGCTTGGAGCAGATATGGAGCTTGAAGGAGGAAGAAACTAATGGTAGCAGCTTTAGCAATAGGCGCGCTTGGTGCAGCCGGTGGAATTATGGGTGGCCGATCAGCCAAAAAAGAATCAAGACGAATGCGAAAAACTATGTTAAGAATTGCAGAAATGCAGCAACAGTCTGGAAGAGAGACTTTAGCTTTTCAAAAAGAGTCCCTTGAAACAGCAAGGGGAGATGTAGCACCATGGAGGCAAGCAGGTGCTAATGCTCTTGGAAAATATCAACAAATGTTATCAAAAGGTGCAGGTGAATTTAAAGAAAGTCCTGGTTATAAATATAGGATGGAACAAGCCAATAAAGCCGTGGAGCGAAGTGCAGCAGCAAGAGGTAGTTCTCTTAGCGGTCAGACATTAAGTGCCTTACAGGAGCAGTCACAGGGCATGGCATCAAACGAGTACCAAAACTTTATTAATAGATATTATCAAAAAATGGATCCATATAAGCAAATGTCACAGCAAGGATTTAACGCAGCAACAGGTCAAGCAAATATGCAGATGCAGGGTTCAGGCCAAATGGCTACTACTATGGCCAATACATCGAACCAGTACGGAAATGCATTGACACAGATGGCAGGGCAAAGGTATCAAGAGCGGTCAGCAGCAAGCCCATTAATGCAAGGTATACAGCAGGGCTTAGGAGCTTACGCAACATGGAAAGGAATGGAGAAAAAATAATATGGACTATATACCACCACAGCAAGACCCATTTGGTATTCAGAACGCTATTGGCCTTTATCAAAAAAGTAAGGCCAATACTTTAAAAAATACTCTAAGGGAGCAGAATATACAACAGTTTGAAATAAAACAGAACCAGATAGCACAAGATCAGGCAGCCAAAGAACAACAGATAGTACAAGGAAGTATTAAAGAAAATGTACACATGACAGATAGAAATAACTGGGGCTTATATGTACGGGATTCTAAAGAAGCTGGAATAGACACCTCTTATTATCCAAGCCAGAATGATGTAAAAGGGATGACCCCAGAAGCATTTGAAGAAATGAAAGTTAAAATCTCTGGAGGAGGTGAAAAATTATTCTTTGACAAACAAAGGAGAGCTGATATTGAGGCCAGAAGGAAAGCGCCTGTAAAAACAAGCGCGATAGCTGATCGGGCAAGAGCTGATAAAGACTATCGAAAAATAATGACCACCAGAAAAAAAGATATTATGGCTGCAACAAAGAATATTGCATCAAATAAGGTCAAAGTAAGTAGGATTACTTCTGGTGCAGCGAATAATAAAGAAATGTTTATGACAATGAAAGCATTAGGGATTGATCTTCCAGGGCTTAACTCTACTAATCCGGCTGAGGTTAAGGCTGCAAGGACAGAAGCTATAGCAGCAAGTAAGAAATATCACAGTGAGCTTGAACAAAGGAAAGAAGTGCTACAAGGTGAAGAGATTAACAATGCTGTTAATTATTATAGTGATAAATATGAGGTTGATCCAAATATTATTAATGCTATAATTCAGACTGAAAGCGGTTTTGATCCTAAAGCAGTATCACCAGTTGGGGCACAAGGGATTATGCAACTAATGCCTGACACAGCAGCATCTCTTGGCCTTAGAGGCAAGGCAGTTCTTGATCCCGAAAAGAACATTGGAGCAGGAGTTAGATATTATAAAAAGATAGGGAAGATGTTAGGAAAAGATGATAGCTTTGAAAACAGATTGATAGCTTATAATTGGGGTATCGGTAATTTTAGAAAATACCAAAGAGGTGAGAAAGAATTACCACAAGAAACAATTGACTATATTAGAAAAGTAACAAAGGAGTTAGAAAATGTGTCAGATAAACAACAGTTACAAGAAGCTGATCCAGGAGTACAAGAAGAGCCCTTACCAGACATGGACGCAGAAGAAGAAGTGCTGCCAGAAGAAGAGTTCACAATGCAACGCAGAGAATTGCCAGCGGAAAAACCAGCAGATAGGGTTACAAGTCAAATAACAAAGGCACAGGATATTGTAGCTAAGGTCAGCTCTGATCTTGGAAGTCCTTATAGAACAGGTAAAGCCCTCGATAAAACACAACTCCTGGTTATAAATAAGGGTATCAAAGATATAGCAAAAGTTATGCATGATATAGCAAAAGATTTAACTGGAAGTGAATATATAAACTCTATATTAGTTCTTCACAAAGAAAGAAAAAAATTAGAAGCAATGAAAGGAAAATAATATGCAGTGGAAAGACGTAGAGCAAGCGCCAGAGTATCAAAGCATATCTGATGAAGATAAAAAAGTTTTATCAGAAAACTACAAACAATCAATGGTGAACAATTTTAAAGGAAGAGATTTATTAACAGGGATTGACGAAGCTACAAAAGACTTGTCACCAGAGGAAAGAATTAAACTTAAATACGAAGCATATACTAATAGATATGGCAAGTCAGCAAATATAGACGAAGAGGCCATCAGGAGTATGATGATTGACCCCGATGGCCTTGGCAGGAAAGAAAGCCAGTTAAGAAAAGATATATCTAAGCAGTATCAAGATTATGAAACATTGCAGAAACCAGAGGCAGGGTGGTTTGAAGGATTCAGGCAAGGCTGGAGTGGTACTATGAAAAGTATGGAGACCAGCAAATATGCTTCTGAAAAATGGAACAAAGGCTGGACAGAGGAAGAGCGTAAAAATCTTGCAAAGATGCAAGATGAAGGTCAGCCAAAGTATCAACCTAATGAGTGGGGATCAGATAATGCAGGATCAGTATTCGCCAGTATATACGAGTTTGGTAAATACCAGATACCAGCAATTGTTAGTGGTGTGTTTCCACCGATAACTCCATATGTTAGCGGAGCATCTAATATTGCTATGGCTAAAAACATGTATGATATCAACCGTGGTGATTTACTATTAGAAATGGATAGAGCTAAGGTTGATCCAGAGATTGCCAATACAGTATCTAAGCTTGGCGCAATAGCCCAGACAGCACTTGAAGTGGTAGGAATTAAAATAGCTACTAAAATTATTCCTGGAATGAAAAATAATCAGTTGATTAAAAAAGTAAAAGAAAAGGTATTGGAAAGAGGTTTGCTAACTGTAGGCCAAGAAACATTAATAGAAGTAGGACAGGGAGTAACAAATGACGTAACAAATTATGTAAGTACTGCCCTACATAATGCCATCAAAGAAAATAAGATAGACCAAAAGACAGCAGTAGAGTTAAGAGATCAAGTTGTTAATACTATGATAACCACAGCAAAACAAGCTGGGATAGGCATGGGTTATTTTGTCGGTGGTAATATGATGGTTGGCAAAGCAATGAAAGGTATAATAAGTAAGAAAAAACCTACATCAGAAGAGAGTAGGCTCCTGAATGATCTTACAGATACTAAATTACCAGAAGAGCCGGCTCCAGAAGTAGGGCTTAAAAGTATTGAAGAGGTTAAAGCAGAACATGCTAAGGAACAGAAAGATATAGAAGTAGGGGAGGATGTAGCAGAGACAGCAGCTCCACTTAAAGACACAGATGTTAGAAATGTTATTCAGGATTTTATAAAAGAAGGAGAGACAGGTAGTGCCAGCAAGACAATAGAAGTTGCAAGAGAGATGGATATATTGCCAGAAAAAGAATTAAATTTGATGGAAAAAGCTGTTGCAGGTAAAGTGTTAGCAAAGAAACCTAAGAAAGTAGAAAAGGTTGTAGCTATTCCACATAAAGTTAGGCGAATAGAAAGCCCTGAGCTTTATCAAGTGTATAAAGCTCTTACGGGTAAAGATTTAAACTTAGCAGTAAAGAAACAGAAAGAACGTGGAACATATAATTTAGAAACAAAAGAAATTAAATTATCAAAAAGATTGTTAAAAGGTAAAGAAATTCATCCTACTGGCCAGCCAGAAGTAGATGTTACATTCGCTCATGAAATTGGACATCAGATAGCAGTTGTTCTTGGTAGCCCAGAAGTCAAAGGAGAAAAAGGATTAACCCCATCTCTTGGCGATATTCTTAAAACTACCAAGAAAGGAGTTGCACCTGTAGATATATCTGAAAATGTAGAACTATCAACAAAAGAATTAATAGCAGGGCAAAAGTTTAGAATGCTATGGAGGCCAAATTTAAGTAAGTTTTATAAAAATCCAGAAGCTATTAGAAATTTAACCAAAAAAAATAGAGATTATTTGTTTAGTAAATCAGAAGTTCTTGCTGATGGTATAGGAGCTATTATGATAGCTCCTGAAAAAGTAAAAGAGATAGCCCCTGAATTTTATAGTGCTATCATTAGAAACCTAAAAGGGAATAAACCTTTACTTAAAGCTATCTTGCCAATATTAGGTATAAGAGGTGTTAAGCAAAAAACAGAAGCAAGATTAAAAAGCATTGCAACAATGTTTGAAGAGCATATAGAGGCCAAAGAAAAAAAAGATATAAAGATTGCAAAAGAAGATCAGCCCACTTTAAAGAAAATCAAAGTGTTTACAAGTAAGGTTTTATCCGACAAAGATGCTGATAGCCTACAGGGATTTAAAGATATAGCAAAACAATATAAAGGGAAAACTCGTGCAGCAGTAGATACAGCTATCAACTCTGTAAAAAGGGAGCTTGAGTCTCTGGCTTATATGTCTGGTGAAGTAAGTGTTTACATGCAAGATCTTAAAAAGGATATAGTAGCTCTTCTTGAAGATAAAAAACTAACACCAGAAGAGATTGGTATAATACTATTTGAGCAAAGAGTTTCAGGCTCAAAGATACAACAGCATCCATTGTTTACCACACCAGAAACAGCAGGGCAAGATTTAAAAAATCTATCTAAAGTCTATGGTGCAGAAAAAGCAAATGCCATATTTGATGTTGCTAAAAAGTTTAAAGCTCTTAATGCAAAATTGATAATGCCTTATATAGAATCGGGGTTGTTTAGTCCGGAACTTGTAAAAAAGATAGAAGAAAATGTTATAGACTATGCTACATGGAATGTGACGAAACATTTTGAAAAGAAAGGACTTGTACAAGGAAAAAGCAACGATGTATCATCAACAATTTTTAAACAGGTAGGCACATTCAGTGGAATAGAAAATCCGTTTATGGCCACAATAGATAAAAATATAGCCATAATGAGAGCGTCTATAATTAATAATGCCAAAAGAAAATTAGTTGATTTTTTATTAAAAACTAACAACGCTACGCATATAGCAGCTAAACAAAGAGGCTTGCAGAAAGTTGTTACAAGTTCTATGATTGATGCAGCCAGTAAAGGTAAGTCTGGATTATCTGTAATGAAAATTATGGAGAATGGAGAGGCTGAAGTATATCTTGTGCCAAAGGCATTTGTTGAGATATTTAATTTTGATCAGGGCACACCAAGATTTATAGGTAAGTTAATCAACGCTATGATGAAGCCTATAAAAAACATACTGGTGTCTATGAACCCAGCTTGGTTAGCATTTGCAGTACCTATTGATTTTATGTCAACTGTTGCCAAAAACCCAGAAGTAAAAATAAGAGATATGTATAAACTCTTCCAGGCTTATAAAAATTCTATTAAAGAATCTAAGGCGTTTGTAAAGCGTGATATTGTTTCTGGAGATATAAAAGAAATGGGAGCAGGTAGGATGCTTGCTATACAGAGGGCAATGTCTGCAAGGAATGCACTGTCAACAGAAGAGGAGCTACAGATGATAGCAGACAGTATTAAGGATTCTATATCTCCTGGGCAAGTAGAAGTCCAAAGACGAATGATGGACAGTAGAATTATGAGAGGGGTTAAATATGCAGGAAACCAAATAGAACAATTAGGACAGATTATGGAGCTAACAAGTAAATTGTCTGGTTATAAATATTTAAGAGAGCATACAAAATTATCTGATACAGAGATAGCCCATAGAGTTAGAGAGCGTATTGGTACTCCAAACTATAAGAAAAAAGGAACAGGGGCTATTGTTATGAATAATATATACCTGTTCTCTAATATTCATATAAGAGGTATGCTTGCTACAGTAGAAGCTGCAAAAGAAAACCCTGCTGCATACTTTTGGAAAGCAGGTATGGCGGATATTGCACCAAGACTAATAAGATGGGCAGCAACCGGAGCTATAGCTACATGGACAATAAGTGCTTTAAGAGGTAATGATGATGATGCCAGTGATATGACGGCAGATATGATCGCATGGAATCAAAGGATACTGAGAGGTGTCTCGGAATATGATAGAACATTTTACAATATAGTACCTCTTGGATTAACGGAATCTGGTAAAAGTATTTATCTTACACTGCCAAGTGATTATGACTCAAGAATTATAGGGGCGGTTGTAGAAAAGTCTCTTAAAGGTAAACTTTTTGGTGACAAAGGTGCGATATCATTAATAGCTGAGGGGTTAGCTCCATACGCCGGAATGAATCCATATCTAATAGTAGCGAAAGATTTATATTCGTATGCTATCTCAGGTAAGCCAGTAATAGATAACTTTACCAGGAAAGAAGTTGTTGGTAAAAAAGCTATGGCAAAGCATGTATATAAAACATTTGGGTTAAACACTTTTTATAAAATACCAAAAGATAATGAAAGTAGAGAGTGGTACCAAGAACTACTTGGATCATATGGGTTAAATTTTCTTAAAAGATATGTAAAGGTAAATGACCGTGGTGTTTCAGAAGAGATATGGCAAGGAATAAATGAAGTTAGAAAAATGAAAGCAGACCAGAATAAACAAGTAACACAAATTGTAAATAAATTAATAAATAAAAAAGGCTTGTCTTTGGAAGAAAAGAAACTTATAATGACAATCCCTTCCAGTAGGATACTATCAAAAGCACAAAGAAGTTATGTTAAAAAATATGGTGATGCATACGTCAAGGGAATGATGAGCGCTGGAAGCAAAGAGGAAAAAATGGCCGTAATCGCCGTTATGTTGCAGAATGAAATACTACCTACAGCAGTTGGCAAACAAGAAGAAAATATTAAAAAATTTTTAAAGGGGACAAAGTAAAATGGAAGTTAAAAAAAGAAACGGACAGATAGTTGAGTATGACCACAGTAAAATAATTAGCGCAATAACTAAGGCAGGAGAGGCCACAGGTGAATTTGATAGCGAGGAGGCAGAAGCTTTATCATACAAATTTATCATCCGTAAAGACTTAATAACTATTGAAGAGATACAAGATATTGTTGAAGATACTTTAATGACTTCTAAATATAAAAAAACTGCTAAGGCATATATAAAATTTAGATATCAGCGTGAACGGTTAAGAAATTTAAACTCAGATACGGTGGTGGCTGATTATGTAAAAAATCTTGACTGGAGCATTAAAGAAAATAGTAACACAAGTTATTCAGCTCAGGGATTAAATAATTATATAACCACAAAAGTATTAAGTGATTACTGGTTAGATGTATTATACCCTAAAGAGATTAAAGATGCTCATGTGCGAGGTGACTTCCACATACATGATCTTGGACATCTTGCTGGTTACTGTTTTGGCTGGGATTTACAAGACCTTTTAATTAAAGGGTTCTGTGGTGTTAATTTTAAAACAGAAAGCGCACCACCAAAACACTTTAGCGGTGCAGTAGGCCAAATAGTAAACTTCTTTTATACACTCCAGGGTGAAGCGGCTGGGGCTATTGCCCTTAGTAATTTCGATACACTACTTGCTCCTTATATATATTTTGATAAGCTGACATATAAGCAAGTAAAACAGACTATGCAGAGTTTTATATTTAATGTTAATATTCCTACAAGGGCAGGGTTTCAGGTACCATTTACCAATATAACAATGGATATAGAATGCTCTCCAATATTTAAGGATCAACCAGTAAAAATAAAAGGTATAGAAACTGATAGAACATATGGTGATTTCCAAAAACAAATGGATATGATCAATTTAGCGTTCTGTGAATTGATGAGTGAGGGCGACTGTAAAGGCCAGGTGTTTACCTTTCCTATTCCTACTTATAATATAACTAAAGACTTTGATTGGAATGGTAAAATAGCTAAGGCAATATTTAAAATGACAGGTAAATATGGTATACCGTACTTTGCAAACTTTGTCAATTCAGATATGAACCCCGAAGATACAAGGTCGATGTGTTGTAGAATATCCTTAGATATCAGAGAGTTACGCAAAAGAGGCGGGGGTCTGTTTGGGTCTAATCCTCTTACTGGAAGTATAGGTGTTGTAACTCTTAATTTACCAGCACTGGCAGATATAAGGGGTGATAATAAAGATGTTATTATCAGATTAAAAAGCGCATTTATGCTTGCTATTCAAAGTTTACGGATTAAACGTAAAACAATTGAAAGATATATGGAACAAGGGCTTTACCCTTATAGTAAATATTATCTACAAGGAATTAAAGATAAGACAGGAGCTTACTTTAGTAATCATTTTAGTACAATAGGTATTATTGGAATGCATGAGCTTCTTGAAAGATTGGGCATGGGCGGGATAGATACTGAAAAAGGGAAAGAATTTGCATTAAATATAATGGATGAATTAAACAGATGGTTAACTCAAATTCAAATAAGAGATAACTGTGTTTATAATTTAGAAGCAACGCCGGCCGAAGGGGCAACAAGAAGATTAGCAAAACTTATAAACCATAAAGAAGACTATCTAACAAATAGTACTTGGCTGCCGGCTGATTGTACAGAAAATTATAAGTATGCCCTTGACCATCAAGATGAGTTGCAATGTAGATATACAGGTGGTACGGTTATGCATATGTACACACCACAAGAAATTGAACCAGGCCAGGTAAAAGCACTTGTAAAATCAATTGTTGAAAACTACAAGCTCCCATACTTTTCAATTACACCGACATTTAGTATATGTCAACAGCATGGATATTTAAAAGGTGAGCAGAAAGTCTGTAAAAAATGTGGAAAACCTGCAGAAGTTTTTAGCAGAGTAGCAGGCTATATCCGACCCATTAGCCAGTGGAATGATGGGAAGCAATCAGAGTTTAAAAACAGAACGCTTTATAATGTACTACCATTTAAATAAAATATAAATTAAGTAGCGTACTTAGTACGCTACTTTTAATGTGTAAACCTATTGAGATATGAGACTGTATAGCCAGTAGCACAGATAGTAGCATATAGATTATTATTTAATATTAAAAACTTACAGTTATGTCCACCTGAATTGCCTCCGTGAAGCCCAAACGTTCCTTTAGTCCATGTGTCCCCTACTATATCATAAGAATCTAAAGAAGCAAATCCGCCTGATGCAGGATTCCACCCTATAGTATAAACTGTATTATCGTCACCAAATATAATCTCGCTCTTAATATTATTACCGCTTACTCCATTATCACCGCAAAACTTAACCCATGTAGCAGCAGCAAAATCCCACATAATAACATCTCTGGTTGTACTCCATGCATAGATTTTATCTTTATAAAATATCGGCATAAGCGCTCCACCGCCAGCATAAATAGGTACAACCTCAGACCATGCGCTTCCTACTTTTTGAAATATCTTACCTTGCTCAACCATCCATAATTCATCATTTTGATAAAATAAACCATCAGGCCATGTTTGTGTTCCTCTCTGATTTATATCATGTGTCATTGTTCCCGATACTGTGTCCCAGTGATCAAGGCCACCTGAGCTGGATGTCATATATATAAAACCAGTTGATGTGTCCTCTGCCATATGTGTCCCACTATTCAATAATCCTGAACCAGTAGCGATAATATCCATTGCTTTGGTTACTGGATTATATTTTAAAAGTGACCCTACTGAACATCCAATATATGTCCACGTTCCATAATACATCGTCTCGTCTGCTGCTTGTAATGTACCCCAGCAGTTATGATAATTACCTATAAGAGTCAACTCAATAGTTGTGGTATTAGTAAGGGTGTCAAACTTTCGCATATAAGCATCTTGATCTCCTACATTCTGATCACTTGCAAATGCAAAAATATCAGTACCGATAAAATGGAGATCATTAGAACTACCATCCTTGCCAAATATCCCCTCATCTACAACACCTGTAGGTGGCTCAATAATTTTAGTATTTATAGGAGGTGTTGTGGGTTGTGTAAATATTGTATAATCAGTATCGGCACCAGTGGGAGTAGTTACAGGTCTTAAAAAGTTTTTAAGCCCTTCACAATTATACATTGTAAAAGGCTTAGATGATTGTTGATTGTGTGCTGGGTAGAAATTTTGTGTTTCTTGATTATTAACTTTCCTGGAGTAGCCACGATAAGACCCTCCAATAAAAGGTATTTTCATGTTAACCATCCATAAAGTTATAAGAAGATTTTCCATTCATAATTGAAGGGAACTTAATATTTTTAGTCATAACATCTCTGGCATGCCTACGCTTTAATTTACTTTCAAGAATACCATATGTTCTATATACTTGCGATGCAGGTTCAACGCCAAACATTGGAGCTACTTCAATAGCCAAGGCATTTATAAGAAATCTCTCATCTTCAAATCTTATAGCTATAGCACCGGAAGGAGTCTGGTCTACCTGGGAAAATAGAGTTTCATACATTATAACTAAGCTGGAATCAGCTGATGGTTTTGGAGCAACAAGTATATTGCAACCACCATCCTCATCTTTAGATATACTTATATCTTTAATTGTTGTTCCCGATGTTGTGGCTGTTGTTTTATATTTAGCACTCCAATTTCTAACTGATAGCATATTAACTTCTGATACATCAGTAGGATCAGTATCAATATAAGTGAAGGCCATAATAGGATTAGCTTCTAATGTTGATGAGGTTACAGATGTTGAATCAGCCACGACAGCTATTGTTATACTATTATTATTAGCAGCTACACCATATAACTCTTGATATTCATGTAGCAGGTTTTTGATTATATATGTACATTCTGTAAGCTCATCTGCTGTTGCTGATTCACCAGGATCAATCAACCCTAAGAGTTTCATTGCTCGCTCAATAACAGCTTGGTTTGTTGTTGCCATAATAATCCTTTATTAATCCTGGGGAGTTACCCCCAGGGGTTAATATATTATTTGTTAACCCAGCAAGGGGTCATATCCTTACGGGAACAATAGTAGTTATTATCCAATAAGTCTTACTGCAAGTTCTGGGTAAATTGCTTTCCAGCCAAAAAGTATATCAAGTCTTATTCTGTCTTCATCATTAATGTAGTCATAATCTTTTATAACTCTGATCGAGAAACCATTTTCTGAGCTTCTTGCCTTAAAAGAACATCCATCAGGCATTTCAAGAGGAACGAAAGCCAAGGCAAAGGCATTTCTATGGAAACATAAGTTCATAGGATATGCTGTGCTTGCTGTTCCTATAACTGTTATTGCTGCGCCATCTTGAGGAAGAACGTCAACTGTTTGATAAGGAAGCATAGTTGTTGCTGTTGCGGCGGCAGAGTAAATCACAGGAGCTATCGGAATTGACGAAAGACCAGGGTCAGCTCCACTGGTTACATCAGCAGTACAAACAAACTGTTTTAAGTAATTCTGTTTTTGACCAGAAACAACATTAACGTCATATACATCAGCCACAGTAAATACATCGCCTGCTTTTAAAATACCAGCAGTACTGAAAGTCCAGCCATCAACTGCAAGAACTTCTGCGCCCTCTGCGGTTGCTCCAGCCATAACAGGTGTTCCACCGTGAGCGCCTACTGTATGATCAACAATATTCTGATCCATTGACACTTCACCGAAGCCAGCTACTCTTTTGATTGTACCATTTCTATAGGCACCCTCAACCATTGACTCATTATAAACACCAACGAGCCCACCAGCAATACCCCAAGCACCATCGGGATTACAAACTATCTCTCTCTCAGGTGGAATCGACAATCTGTCCATTCTTACTGCAACGTCTTTAATGTTTGCGAATGTCGAAGGAGTTGTGCCTGGAGTACCAATTGTATTCCAAATACTGGAATAAAGGTTGAGTCCTACCTCATCTATTTTATTAGCCAGAGCATTACACGCTGGCTCAATATATCGTTTTGAATATTCTTCTATTGTTAATGTAAGATCATTAGTGTTAAACTTCCAATTAACCTTATGTCTCTGATCAATTTTTAAATCAACAGATGATTCCTGAACCTCTGGAGTAGCAGAAATTACAGCACCGGAGGTTGTTCTGAATTTTACAGGTTTTCTAATTGATACTGTATCACCTATTTTCCGAAACTCATTAACATAAGACCTGTAAGCTTTATCAGCAAATACGCATTTATTTTCTAACTGAAACTGTGCTTCTTTTGCTATTATACTTGGAGTTATTAATACTTGTGCCATTTTTTGTTATCCTTATTTTTTGTTAAGCTGTGCCAATCTGTGTTTTTTATAATCACCGTATGACATTTCTGCTAAATTAGAAGCAGGAGTTGCCGATGATTTAACGCTTTTGATTGGAGCTTTTGCTTTTGTTGTTGTTTTTTTTGTAGTTTTTACTGAAAATCTATTATCCAATCTACCAATAGCAAGCGTTTGCTTTGTCTTAGATTGCCTTGATAGTTTTGACAGTTCATCAGGATTATTAGCAAGATGATATAGTATGTCAGACATATTGTCTGAATCAACCATAATATCGAGAATACCCTGTGTTATAGGAAGTGTATCGTCACTTATCACTTCCTCAAAGTCTTCATATTTTTCTGCGCCTCGTTCAAGATGATCTTCTAACTGGATATTTTTTCTGTTTCTTTCAGATGTTTCAGTTAGCCCAGTATTTTGCTCGGATAGAGCATCTTTTACGTGATGGGCTATCAATGCTTTCTGATAGTCCTCATAGTCTTCAAAGTCATCAACAGCTGGAATTTTAGAGTCAACCTTAGCTATAGGTTTTGCATCAGAAGTTGGAGGAGGTGCCTGAGTTGCTTCTGCGTTTATCGCCCTGTCTTTCCAGTAGTTTTTATCCCGTGCTAATTTTTCGATTCTTTTTTGTGTTTTGTTTTTCTTCTTTTTACCATCTTTGTTATCATTGTTATTATCATCAGTATCGCTGCCGTCAGAATCACTGTCAACAGTACCACTATCATCTGAGCTATCACCTTCATCATCAGTAGTATCTGTATTAGCATCGGGGTTATCGTTGTTGTCAGCATTTGAAAACTCCGGTGTTATATCTATTTTTTTATTATCTATTATATCTAATTTATTATCCTGGTTGTCTTTGTCTGCTGGTTTATCTATATTTATAGCCTCTTCAACCAAAGATAATTCATCTGAAAGCGGGAGCGATCTTCTCTCGTCCTCCGCGCTCAAATGTATTGGTTTTTGTGTATTTTCTTCTGCCATTTTTCCCCCTATCAATTATTATTTCTTATCCTTTTTATCACCCTTTGTTGCACTTTTAGTTTGGACGCTCTTTTGAGCGTCCGGTTTGGGGGATAAAATGGAAGCTGTTTTTGCTTCTTCTGTATCTACTTTAGCATCAATTAAATCATTTTGCAAGTCTTCATTTTCAATTTCAAACTCTTTTTTCTGTATCTCAAGTTTTTCTTTAACCACCTCAAGCTCTTTTAACTGCAACTCCATTTCTTTCATTTTTAATTCCATTTCCATCTGCTGTTGTTGCATCTGCATCTGTTGCTCTTGTGCTTGTTGCATCTGCTGCTGCTGAGGGTTCGGTTCATCCTGGTCTTGTGTTTTCGCCAGTGCTTCTGGTGGTACCATAGCCTCAAGCCTTTTAGCGATTGTATCTGAGTACGGCCAGTCATTAGCTTTGGCAATAAGGTCAGCAATAAACGGTGCTGCATCTGGAAAACTCTGAATAAACAGCCCCATGCTTTCTGCTGCTTCCTGCCTTTGTGTAGCATATGACGCACCAGTACGAACAACTATATTATGTGAGCCCTTTGTCATATCATTTTTGTAAATCGTTTTATTAGTAAGCGGGTTGACGCCTTCTACCTCATTGATCACCGTTGTGGATTCTTTCTCGTCTGTACCAATAATTGATACTTCACGCTCTGTATCATATATATAAGGTATTAATTTAAGAATAATCTCACCAGTACGTTTAATGGATTTATCAGCATTATCCATAAAACCATAAGTACCAATATCTCCCTCACGCTGCCTTGCAATAATCGCCCTGCCAGATGTTTCATTCGACCTCGCACCGAGGCTCGCATCATGTAAGCCAATAACAGACTTTATATCATCAGAATAATTCATAGCTTCTTGAAGAATACCAGATGGAATCTGAGGGGGTGGCATTCTCATAGGTGGTGCTGGTGATTCAGGATCAGGATTATATAGAAGATATGGCACAGACTCGTCATGCGCTTTAGTCCATATATCCTCATAACCTTCAATCTGTGTCGCTGTTAATGTCACAGGTGCTTTTGGTATAGATGACAATATTTCAGTTGATGTTGTTCTAAAATAATTATACATCCTCTGTGCATCTTTCGCATGTCTAAATAAGCCACGAATATAACTCTGTCCATTTATATTTATTTCTTTACCAAAGAAAGGAACAATTGGTATTTCAGCTATTGGAAATACACTATGCTCCAGAACTGTATTTGCAGTTAGCTTGTAATAATTTAAAGTAGTATTCTGTATTGTCCTCTGATTTACTATCTCTGATTTTAAAGTAGGTTTTTTTGTTGTTACTTCACCAGATACGGTCTGATATAGAGTTTCCGGCGCTGTTTCCTTGCTCCAATACTCAACCACACGCACAGTATCTCTTGTGTCCCAACTTAGTTCCAGAGGGGTTAACTCTTCTGACGACCAATCAGACGGGGACGCATCAGGATATGTGGCCTCGAATATCTCACGCTGTATATATGATGTTATAAAGCCATAATTAGCATCTGATCTATCATATTTTTCAGCAGCTGAGTCCCAGGAGACAGACAGAGGATTAGTTATTAATTCTATTTTTATCTCTTGGTCAAATGATGTCGGTGATATGTAATCCGTTAAAATTCTTAGCGCACCAAAACCACACTCAATCATTTGTTTCGATGCTGTGCTATATATGTCTACAGCGTTCGAGTTATTTTCTATACCACGTATCAGCCCTTCTTTAGTTTCTGCATCCTTTTTTGACTGAGAGTCTGTTATAGATGATGTCGATACTAAATGTATGCATGTTTTTTTAGTTTTAAACTCACCAACAACACGATCAACAAACGCTGGCATTTTGTTTATAGTTATTAGCGGCCTGTCTGAATCTATCCTTTTCTGCTTTTCCGCTTCTGGCCATTGAGTATCACCTTTTAAGAAGGCCAGATCATCAATAGCATCAGCCTTGTTCTGTCTAAAATAAGTTTCAGAGTCTCTATATCTTTCCGATGCTTCCTTAATTATCTCGTGATCTGATAGTTTTTTATCGTCCATAGTTATATCCTTATATTATATTTAGTGCTTAGTGTGGTATTACCGACCCATCCAGCCCTGCTTGCGTGCTTTAGTCCTGCTTCTCTTGAGCTTTACTGGAGTCTTTTTCCGTGTATTTTTAAATAATTTTACTGTTATATACTGTAGCGCATCCTGTTCATGCGAGTATCTGTTCTTTTCTGCCTCATCCGTTGGTGAATGTGTCCCACGCTGGTAAATGTAAGCACCCGACAGGCCAGTAATTAAACTGTGACAACTGGGATCAATAATGAGCCCGTCTATTCTCGATAAAAAGTAATCAACTGACGCTATTCTGGCCTCGAAGTTCTGGTCTGATGGTATTGGGTTTATCCCCAGGTCACGCATTAGTGTCGCATTAGATGTAAATCCACCAGCACGTTTACTGAATTTATTCTCACCAGCAGGATCAGCATAATCTATAAACGTTGCGTCCGGATAGTCTATAGCACACTGTGCAATTATAAGTTTTGCAAATTCTATCGTGCCCATCTTATCATGGTGCTGTGAAGACAGTATATTTAATGACAGAGGTGATGGTTGTTGCGCGATAACCACAGCAGGTGTATTACCAGAATTGTCCCAACCACGAAGAACTGGTATCGACGGGTGGTATTTTAGAGTGGTTGGTGATATGTGTATATCACGCTTAAAATTATTATATATCGTCTTACCCTTTGTTATTACGCCAGGCATACCTTTTATATACATGTCAATCCAATCTTTGTTATTAGCATATGACTCGTAGAGGTCGTCATAATACCCTTTGGGTAAATTAATCTCATTCTCCCGCTCCTGCTGCCAGAAACCAATGTGATTCTTTAGGGGCGGTTGAGTAGGCTTATGGTCTGGATAACCAGGAATAGGTGTCTGCCAATCATAATTACTAAATATTGCATGTTCAATCGTAGGTGGATTGGTTAGCTCTATACCAAATTTAGCAGGTGATTTTCTTGGAAAACGCCCTATCCTATTTTTAAGCATCAGTTTAATCGACTCGTCCACCTCGTTCGCTTCGTCTATTAGATAACCAGTAATTTCAAGTGACTTAAACTTCTTCACCTGCTCTGGTCTATCGCAAGCCCGCAACAGCAGGCGCACTTCTATATTCGATGGTGGAGGATATGTTATTGTATATATACCACGCTGTTTCTGATGCTTACCCCAGGGAAACCACTCAATAACTGTTTCAAGAGTTGTGTCTTCCAGCTCCGCGTATGTATTTCTAAGCAGGCACCATTTAGTACGTGTAACATTAAATGTTTCGTACATGTAATGCGGTATGTAATAGCATATATCCATTACACCACCAACTGTTTTACCAGAACCGACAGCACCAACAACACACCGAAAAGTGTTAGAGCAAGCCAAAAAACGCTCTATAGTAGGTGATGGTATATATTTTAAGAGTTGCATTGACATGGTGGTTAGTCTTCCTGGGTTAGTGTTAAGTATTTATCTTCTTGCATTGACATGTGGTTAGTCTTTCTGGGTTACTGGTTACTTCGTTTCACTCTTGCTCGAAATACTCACTTTAGTTACTGGTAGAGGTCTAAGTAGTATACCGGCAATATCTTCTGAGTTAGGATTAAGCTTACCAAGAAATTTAAGCGCAAGGTTAAGATACTCTTTCCTGACAGACCACAAAGGTTTAGTTTCCATTATAAATGTGTCAGGGTTTTGTGTCGTTTTAGATGCAGCCATACCAGCCAAAATAGACATTTTAAGGTGATTATCGTCAAGTTTAAGATCAAGTGTTTTTTCTAAGGCTTTCCTTACTTGTTTATAATTTGATATTGCCCTATCGTGTTCTACTTTACCACCACGAGTAATGTCTGGGGTTTCACTGGTTGTCAGCTCCAATATCCAATCTGATATTTCTTTTTTTGACATTATATTATTCATGGATAGATTATAT